ATACCATTGGTGATGGAGCGGCGTTCTTCTCTGCTGCACACCCCACAATTTCTGACGGTAATCAGTCTAACCTTTTGGCGGCTGCTGACCTGACGGAAGCTACTCTTGAGACTGCACTTACGAGCATCCAAAAAATGGAAGATGATCGTGGTATTCTCATTGGTGCAAGTGCGGTGTCATTGCACGTACCTGTTGACTCTTGGGCGATTGCTGGTCGTATTCTGTCCAGTCCTGGTAACACTCAGACGAGTGCTGCTTCGGCTAACCCGAATACAAACGCAATCAACGTAACCCGAAGCATGGGTATGCTTCCTGAAGGTTACTTTATCAATCGTCGCTTTACGGATACTAATGCGTATTTCATTAAGACTGATGTTCCTAATGGTACAAAAATGTTTGTCCGTTCTCCTCTTCAAACGAAGATGGAGCCAGACTTTGATACTGGCAACCTGCGCTTTAAGGCACGGGAGCGTTATAGCTTCGGTGTATCTGACTGGCGTGGCTTCTTCGGAAGTGCTGGAACCTAATGGTGAAAGTGGGGGAGTAGTTAACGCTACTCTCCCATTCTTCCAAAGGAGATATTATGGCATCTAATATAAAAGTCGCACAGAATGTAAGTAGTGATGGAGCTATCATAACTGGTTTTCGTTATGTAGATACTCCTACTGTTACATTAGGTTCTGAAGGTGGTAGCGATAATCCTACCCCTACAACCACTCGTATAATTGCTGTACATGCTTATTCTACTATTGTAGGTGACATTGCTATTTCAGGCAGTAAACAGATTACTAATAAGACTGCCAAAGGTAATGCTCTTCGTTATAGGGTAGGTGCTACGGATTCTAACGATGCTTACATTGGCGACATGGGTGTTGCTGTGCATGGTATTGTAAGTCTTTCTACATCTGGTGCAGCAGCTATGGCCCCAACTATTACTTTATATGTAGGCTAACATGCCTAACTATAGCGATCTTAAAACAGACATCATTAACACTTCTGAGAATGATGGAACTGAGTTTTCGGCTCAAGTTCCTAAATTTATTCAGAAAGCTGAGTTTCGTCTTATAAAAGAAATAGATGATTTTGGATTAGACGAGTATACTACTGTATCTGTTTCATCTGGTAATGCTAGTGCTATTACTCTTAATGATCGTGTTAGGCTTGTTAGAAACATTAACTTTAAAACAAGTAGCGGAACGAGCGTAACTAATCTACTACCTCGTACTGTAGAATATGTAAATGATTATTGGCCTGTTAGTGCATCTACAGGAACACCACGATATTACACACGTAAGAATAATTCAACAATTAAAATTGTACCCACACCAGTCTCAGTAATTACTGCTGAAATACAAACAGCGTCTCAACCATTGGCTCTTGCTTCTGCTACAGGGACAAGCGTAACAACCTCAAATTATTTTACAGAGTATTGCTATGATGCTATCTTCTATGGTTGCATGATGGAAGCAACTATGTTTAATAAAGACTGGAATACTTTACCCGTATGGCAAGCACAGTATACTGCTGCTGTAGGGGCTTTACGTAACCAAGCAAGGCGTACTAGACAGGATGACATGGCTGTTGCAGCTTCTCCTGCTGGTGGTCCTGATACAATAACACAGGGAGCAAGTTAATGAGTAAAATAAGTGAAATTAAACAAAGACTGTTTGATTCTGTAAAAAAACCTTATAAAAAAGGAACTCCAGTAAAGTTTGCACCTAAACCAGAAAAACCTAAGACTCCTCCAGGTAAAAAGATAAAGAAAGCTGGAGGTGGCAAAGTAGTTTATCGTAAACATAACGGTAAAGTAGGTAAAGTAATGAGCGGTAATGATCTTGTAGCTTCTTGTTATGATTAGTAGAGCAAGCATTCGACAACAAGTTAGTAAACCACCAAAGAAAAAGAAACCAAGAAAACAGAAAAAAGAAAGGAAATAGTTATGGCACTCATAGCAGCACCGTTAATCCCAATAATAATAGGAGCAGGACAAGCAGGTATTCGTATGGCTGCACCTAAAGTTGCTAAATTTCTTATGGATCAAGGATTTAAAAAAGCATCTGCAAGTGCAGTAAAAAAAGCAGGTAATAAGATAGGACGAGTAACTCAACAAGATGCTCAAAAACTTGTACCACATACTATAACAAAAGGTGGTAGGGCTGCTCCTGTTCCTAAGAGTTCAGTCCAAAAGAAACTTACAGCGGCTGTAAAAGCAGCAGGAAAAGAAACAACTCCTAGAGGTTCTCAACTAAGTGCAGCAGCTAAACCTAAACCTAAGACTAAACCTATGTCTCGACCAGAAAAAATTGCTAGGGTTGCTATAGGACAAGGAGAAAAAGGTCGTCGCAGTGGTGTAGCATTACGTAATAAAAAAACTGGAAAACTTACAGGAGTATCTAAAAAAGATCAAGCCATAGCTAAAGGCGCACGGGTGGCTGCTGGTACTGCTGCGGCTGCTGCTACTCTTGCTGGTATGTCAGGTGGTGATAAATCATATACGATTAAATCTGGGGATACTCTTTCACAGATTGCAAAAAAATATGGTACGACACTAGGAAAACTTTTAGATGCTAATCCTAAGTTTCAAGGTAAAGATGCTGCTGGTAGGTCTAAAGCTAATAGAATTAAACCTGGACAAAAAATTAGTCTTAGTGGAATAGTTTCTCCACGTAAGTCTGTGTATCAAGATACAACTAAAAAAGAAATGTCTGATATGCAAATGAGTAAAAAATCTCCAGTAAGTAGTGGAGGTCGTGGAGGTGATCCTAGACAATTTAAGAAAGGCGGCGGTAAAGTAGTTTATCGTAAAGGTGGAAGTAAAGTAATGAGTGGTAATGATCTTGTAGCTTCTTGTTATGACTAATTATGGCTAGAAAAAAAGCAACATAAAATGAAAAAATCAGTAGATGCTCCTAAAGGATTTCATTGGATGAAAGCAGGGTCAACATTTAAGCTAATGAAAAATCCGTCTGGTGGTTATAAACCACATAAAGGTGCTTCCAAAAAAGCTAGTTTTGAAATTCAAAAAGTACATGCGAGACGTTATGGTGGGAAAGCAAAAGCCTCCAAAAAATAAATGTGGTAATTGTGGACATGATTCTCATTGTGGAACTCCCTTAACAAAAGAAGTTGATAATGAGAATGGTCCAATAGAAATTTGTAAAAATTGTAGATGTTTTACATGTATACTGCCTGATTGGGGATAATAATGTATGTATTAAAATGTGACAAATGTGATTGCTGTTGTCATTGTGATGAAAAAAATTGTGAATGTAGTTGTAATTCTTGTGAGCATTCTTCATGGGGTGAAGCTACAGTGGATATGGAATAATGGCAGTATCAGGTACATATGATTTTAACCTTGACATAGATCAGGTTATACAAGAAGCTTCTGAAATGATTGGCGGCGAAAGCACACTAGGTCATGAACCTGAGTCTGCTCGTCGTTCTGTTAATCTCATGCTTAAAGACTGGCAGAACAGGGGTGTTCTTCTTTGGTCTACCAGTACTACGGCAGTTACAGTTGTAGCTTCTACGACTTCCTATAGCCTTGATAGTAGCACAATTAATGCTCTTGAGGTTGTTATTAGTAGAGATAATACAGATGTAAAACTAACCAGGATAACACCTGAAGAGTTTATGCTTATTCCTAATAAGACGCAGACAGGTAAACCAAATCAATATTCTATTAGACGGGGCAGGGATAATCCTGTTCTTTCTGTATGGCCTCTACCAGAAAACTCCACAGATGTTATTAAGTTAGAAATTGTTAAAGAATTACAAGATGTAAATAAATCTGCTATTCAAAATGCAGACCTACCTAAAAGGTTTCTGCCGTGTCTTACAATGGGACTAGCATATTATATGTCACTTAAACGTCCTCTTGTTGATCCAGGTAGAATTGCATTACTAAAAACTAATTATGAGGAAATGTTAAATAGGGCATTGTTAGAGGATAGAGAAACTTCTAGCATTTACATTATACCTAGATTAACATTTTATAATTAATGGCTACGCAAAAGAATGCATTATCCGTATGCGATGAATGTGGTTTTGTTTATCCTCATAGGGTAATGAGACTAAATAGTTACGGCATGTTAGTATGCCCACAAGACTTTGAAGGACAGTACGATTTAAAAAACCATCCTCAGAACAGAGTAGCAAATGTAAAAGACGATCCAGCTATTCTTAATCCAAGACCAGACACAGGTGGTAGAGGAGTTTTGTGGGATGAAGGTACAATGTTTATTTCAATTGATATGAGACTTCAAACTGAAGGTGCTACAATTCCAATAGCAATAGGAGCAGGAATTCGTCTGGCTGCACCTAATCCAGATTACGGAGTGCAAACTAGAACAGAAAATCGTCCAGATGGTGAAGGTTTAAGTGTTTATAAGGAAGGCCAGTTTCCTAATTTAACAACTTGGACTTCAAATGATTTATATGCTGTAATAGATGGTGAAAAAGTTTATCAATATAAAACAGATATAGATTGGACTACAAATACAAAACTATATGAATTTAATAAACACACTACGCAGTGGGATGATTCAAATAAAAGTTGGGATTTAATATGACAAACTTAACTGGAAAATTAATATCAAGAACATATAAACAAGTTATTCTTGTAAGTGGTGCTGTTTCAAATACTGGAATAGAAGCATCTCTTAAACCAATACAAACTGGAGATGGTTCTAAGAGTGCGCTTGAAGTTGCATCTAGTATTGTTAGGGTAAACGATACTTTAAAGGTGGCAGGTGTAGTTTCAGCTACTGGAATTATACATACAGATCAAAAAGTATGTGCTTCTGCTTTTTACGGAGATGGTTCTAATATTTCAGGAGTAACAGCAGATGTAGCTGGTAATATTTCTGTAAGTAATGCAATAATTGGCGGTACTCTTCAGGTATCTAGCACAGCTACAATAGTTGGTGCAGCCCATCTTCAGGCTGCTGTATCAGTAGGAGGAGCCGCACAGTTTGGTTCTACAGTAACTGTATCAGGTGCAACCCATCTTCAAGATACTGTATCAGTAGGTGGTGCTGCAACTTTTGGAAGCACTGTTACAGTATCAGGAGCAGCAGTACTTAAAAATAATGTAAGTATAGGTGGCACATTCTCTGTTGCTGGTGTAGGTACATTTGCTGCTAAGACAGAATTTAAAAATGATGTATCTGTTAGTAAAAATCTAGATGTACTAGGAAATGTATGTGTAGGAGGAAATTTAAATGTTGTTGGTACTGCAACAATAGCAAGTGCTATATTTAATAGTGATGTATCAGTAAGCGGTAATATAAATGTAAATGGAAATGTAACTGCTTCGTATTTTCATGGTGATGGTTCTAATCTAACCAATATATCTTCTTCTATAATTACAAGTGGTAAGATAGCAGGAAATTTAGAAGTAGGAGGAACCTTCTCTGTATCAGGTGCTACTCTACTTAAATCTACAGTAACTGTGGTAGGTAAGGCTATTTTTGAAGGAGATGTATCTGTTTCTGGTGATCTTGATGTAGCTACTAATGTATCTGTAGGAGGTACAGTTACTATTACAGGGGCTGCACAGCTTAATAATACAGTAACAATAGTAGGTGCTGCTACATTTAAAGATGATGTATCAGTAAGTGGTAATACAAATCTTGGTGGTACTGTGACAGTTGGTGGGGCAGTAAGCCTTGCATCTACGTTATCTGTTGGAGGTGCAGCTAACTTTGCCTCTACAGTTACTATTGCAAGTAATGTTTCTATTGGCGGTACAGTAACAATTGCTGGAGCTAATGTACAAGCTGCTAATGCAAAGGTATGTGCATCTGCCTTCTATGGTGACGGGTCTAACTTAACAGGTATCACAGTATCTATTGAAGGTAATATCTCTGTTAATAATGCTACAGTTGGCGGTAATCTTTATGTAGGTGGTACAACAACAGTAGCAGGAGCAGCTATCTTTGAAGGTGATGTATCTATTTCAGGTGCAGTTAATATTGCAGGTAATACTTCTGTGGGTGGAACATTCCTGACAACAGGTAAGGCTGAATTTGAAGACGATGTGTCTGTTTCTGGTAATACTAATCTTGGTGGGACTGTTACTGTAGCTGGAGCAGCAAGTCTAGCATCAACATTGTCAGTGGGCGGTGCAGCTAACTTTGCTTCTACGGTTACAATAGTTAGTAATGTATCTATTGGTGGTACACTCATAACAACAGGTAAGGCTGAGTTTGAAGATGACGTATCAGTAAGTGGTAATAGTGCTTTTGGGGGTACAGTTACAGTAGGAGGAGCAGTTTCTCTTGCTTCTACACTATCAGTAGGTGGTGCAGCAAATTTTGCATCTACAGTTACAATAGCTAGTGATGCTTCTATTGGTGGTAATGTTGTTATAGGAGGTACAGTTACTGTAGAAGGAAAAGCTACATTTAATGGTGTTGTATCAGTATCTAGTTATATTTATACAAATAGTGATTTATATGTTAAAGATGATGCTTGGATAGGTAATGTTCTTCGGCTGGGAGCTTCAAGTAATGGAGCAGCAGGGGGATTGCACGGTCAATTAGTTCTTTCAACTTCTGTAGGTCAAGCTAATCTGGTACAGACAAGCACGGATGGGTCATTAGAATTTTGTATGGATCAAAATGCTTCTAATGTAGTATTTAGACTAGACGATGAAGATGGGCAACCAATTTTTAAATTTACAGAAGAAGACGGAACAGATATTTTAGATGGTGGAGATACAGATATTACAGCGCATAAACCTTTAATTGCTAATGATACTGTAACAGCTACTGGTAATTCTGGTTTCTTAGGTACGGTAAGAGTATCTGGTAATACTTCACTTGAAGGACAATTACAATTAACTGAGTCAGCAGCAGCGGCTGTACATACAACAGCTATTAATGGTGTGACTTCTGTATCACTTAACTTTGGTATAGCACAAAACTTCTTGACAACAGTAACAGCATCACATACATTGGCAAGACCTACTAATGCCAGAGTAGGGCAGGTTGGAAGTATCTTCCTTGTACAGTCTGGTGGATCAGGTGCTTTATCTTATAATGGTTGTTTTAAGTTTCCTGGTGGAACAGCACCAACATTTGCTACTTCTAATGGGGCGGTAAGTAGAATAGATTATATCGTAGCTTCAATATCAAGTGATAATACGGGTGAGAACATACACGCTATTATGACACAGGAGTATGCTTAATGTTTAATAATATGTTAATGGGTGCGGCTGGCGAAAGCACAAAAAGTGGTGCTGGATATTCGGTTACTAATTCCGCAGTTTTTAATGGTAGCGATGAATACTTATCAAGAACTCTTCAAAGTGGTACAGCCACAGGAGGAGCTAAAAAGTTTACAGTTAGTTGGTGGTGGAAAGATTGTACTCCTGACTATACTGATAACGCCAACTACACCCACTTTGGTAACGGAGGAACAAATTTTTTTGAAGCTGGTGTAGGTGCTGGATCAGCAGCCGCTCGTTATGAGCTTAATGTTTATAGTAAAGATTCTAGTGGAAGTTTAAAAACAGACTATAGTAATAATATTTTTCGTGATCCTCATGGATGGCATCATTTTGTAGTAGCTATAGATACTAATGCAAGTGTATCTGCTGCTAATAGAAAACTTATGTACCATAATGGTGTAGTAATAACAAAAAGATCAGCAGAAAATTTTGCAGATGATGTAACTTTTGCTTTAATGACTGCTACTAATTCTCAGAACTGGGCTTATAATGGATCATCTGGTAATTACATGTCAGGATATTTAGCTCAATGTGCGCTTGTTGATGGGTTACAATTAGAGCCAACTGCCTTCGGAGAATTTGATACCAATGGTGTTTGGCGACCTATTGATTTAAGCTCTAGTAGTGCAATTACTGATTTTGGTACTTATGGTTATTGGCTTGAATTTAAAGAAACTGGAACAGGACAAAATTCAAGTGGTCTTGGGGCTGATACGAGTGGAAAAGATAATCACTTTGCTATTAATAATATGGGATCAACAAATCAAACTACAGATAGTCCAACAAACAATTCAGCAGTTCTTTCAGAATTATGGACGGATGCTACACTATCTGAGGGCAATCTTAAAGTTGCTGCAACTGGAAATTCCTATCAATGGGCAATTTCTACTTTTGCAATTCCTAGTTCTGGTAAGTGGACATTTGAAGCTCAATCTTCAAATATTGATGGTTCAAGTAAATATGGTTATGTAGGTATATGTCAAATGGGAAACCATAATGCCAGAACAGGAAATAACTATATGTATGGTATTAATGCTGGTACAGGCGAAGTTGTAAAAAATTCTTCTGCTATTGTAGATATTGGATCTCCTGCTGGAACAAGCCTATGGCGTATTGAATACGATGCTGATGCTGATACCATTAAAATATTTGACGATGGTACAGAAGTCTTTCCAGCATCTACAGGTGAGTCAAGCAGTGTTGCTTTATCAGGACAAAATAGTTTACATTTCTTTGTTGCACCCTATGGATCAGCGGCAGATTTTACAGTTACTTTTACAGGACTAAGTGGAACACCAACTACTGATTATAAAGAATTAACAACAGATAATTTTTATGAAAATTCAGAACCTGCTATTGAAGATGGGGAAAAACATTTTGTTCCTGTATTATGGCAAGGAAATGAAACAGAAAGAGATATTACTACAGTTATTCCAAGTGGTGATTCTATACAATTTGATCCTGATTTGGTATGGGGAAAAGATACGGATAATGGTTCATATACTTGGCGTATGTTTGATATACTTCGTGGCTCTGCTGATAGTTACGAAGTATTAGAATCAAACTCAACAGCGGCAGAAACTGCTGACTCAAATGGTGTTCGTCAATTTACACCAAATGGTAGTGGTACGGGATTTGAAATTGGAACAGGTACTGCGTTAAATGAATCTGCTGGACCAGATGAAATTATAGCATATATATGGAAAGGTGCAGGAAGTGGTACAACAAAAGCAGTTGGCTCAGTTTCGTCAGGAGTTCCATCAGTAGCCAGTGTTGTAACTGCAAATACTACCAGTGGATTTTCAGCAGGAACCTTTACACCCCCTAGTTCGGGTTCATGTACAGTAGCACACGGATTAGGAGGAACGCCAGATTGGATAATTGTAAAGCCAAGAGATGAAACTGAAAGTTGGGTAGTCTGGCATTCTGGTTTTTGTTCTACGTCTGGTAATAATAATCGTATATTTTTAGAAGCTAATTCTACAAATGGAACAGGAGGTGCATCAATTCCTACGGTTACTAGTACTACGTTTACTTGTCCTGATGATAGTTATTATCATTCCCGTCCCTTTATTTTTTATGCATGGAGGTCAATTGCAGGGTTTTCAAAATTTGGAACGTATGAAGGAAATAATGAATCAAACCCAAGCCAAAATAATATAGATGGTGCTATAACCTTCTTAGACTTTAAACCTGCTTTAGTAATTTTAAAAAATATTGATCAGGCTGAAGATTGGTTTTCTTTTGATAATAAAAGAGAAGGTTGGAATGCGGCTAATAATTATATTAAACTTAATACAACAGATGCAGAAAATACAAGTAATAATGCTCTAGACTTTGGAACTAACTACTTTAAAATGAGGTACAATGATGGTGCCTGGAATCATGCTCAAACTTATATATATTGTGCTTGGGCAGAACATCCTTTGGCTGGTACAAGCCCTGCTTTAGGACGATAGGAGATAATAATGTTTGTACTAAATGACTCTGAAATATTAAAAGCTGGAAAACCTTGGATTGATAATAATGGTATTCAACATCCAGGTAATTGGGCATCTGTATGGTCAGATGATGTAAAAACTTCTTATGGTATTAAAGAAGTAGGTGTACAAGCAAGACCAGATGATAAGTTTTATATAACAGGCAAATTAAATTTAAATGGTACTTGGGAGTCAACTCCAAGAAAAATAGATGATGTTACGACAACAGTTGATGGTGTAGATTATATTAATCCTGGTCTTAAATCTGAATGGATTATTAAAACAAAACAAACGGCTAATTCTAAATTAGCTGATACAGATTGGCAAGTTATAGCTAAAGCAGAACGTAACCGTACTATTGACTCTGATGTAGTGACTTATCGTGCGGCTGTAATTACAAAATGTGATGAAATAGAAACAGCAATTAAAGCATGTTCTGATCTAGATGCTTTTAAAAAATTATTTGATTCACCTGTTGATAGTGATGGAAAACCTACAGGTAATCCACCAATATTTGATTGGCCTGAAAAATGAAATATTTAATAAGTTTTATTTTATTAGTTTTTATATCATTTAATGTTAAAGCAGAATCATTTGATGATTTAACTTTTACACAATTTAATATTGGACATCCTGTTCTTTGTATTTCCAGTAAAGATTTAAAGCCAACATTAAAAAATGAAAATAAAATTTTTACTGGTATGTTAAATTCAAGTGCTATTATAGAAACATATTTAGATAAAGATCAAACATTTTTAATTGTAGTTCATAGTGTTAGTAAGCTATCTTGTATTTATTTTATGGGAAAAATGGGAACTTTAAATAGTCTTACGAATTAGGAGTTAATAATGCCCAGTACTTATTCAACAAATCTTCGTCTAACAAAACAAGCAGATGGAGAAAATCCCAACACATGGGGTGAAATTTTAAATGAAGGAGTAATTAGCCTTGTAGATAGTGCTATTGCTGGTTATACTTCTGTTTGTATAGGAGCAAATTCTAGTGTTGACTTGACTAATAATCAAGGATCAGGGGATCAGGCACGTTCTGCTATTCTAGAATTTAAAGGAACTATTGGTGGAACACACGATACTATTAATGTTCATATTCCTAATACTTCTAAACTTTATGTTGTTAAAAATTCTATAACTTATACAGATTCTACAGATAGTCTTGTCCTTAAAGTTGCTGGTAATACAGGTGTAACAATAGCTTCAGGAACTGTAGGTCTTTATGTTACTAATGGAGTAACTGTACAAGCTGTTGAAAAAACTAATTTATCTAGTCTTACTGTTACTGGAGCAGCTACGTTTGAATCTACAGTAACTGTATCAGGTGATGGTACATTTAAAACAAATGTATCTGTATCTGGTAATATGAACATAGGTGGAACTGTTACAGTTGCAGGTGCAGCACAATTTGCATCTACAGTAACTGTATCAGGTAAAGGTAAATTTATGACAGGTGCTTTAACACCTATTATAACACTAACAGATGCTGTCTGTGTTGCTAGTGACTTAACTACAGGTAATGTATTTTATGTTACTCTTGCTGGCAATAGAACACTTAAAGCTCCTACAGAAACAACTACTAATATTGGAGCAATAGGACAAATATATATTCAACAAGATGGTACTGGCTCTAGGACACTCAGTTATAATACTGTATTTCAGTTTCCTGGTGCTAGTGTTCCTACTTTAAGTACATCTGCAAATGCAGTTGATGCTTTATTTTATTCTGTACGTACCGCTACAAAAGTAGATGCAATTCTAGTTAAAAACTTTAATAGAAGTTAATAATGGCTAAACTAGCTAAATTTGATTTTGTACCTGGATTCCATAGGGAGTCTACTCAGTACGCTGAAGAGGGTAAGTGGTACGATGGTAATCGTGTTCGCTTCCGAAACGGTAAACCTGAGAACATGCGTGGCTATGAAACAAGAGCAAATAATAAAAAGTTTGATGGATCAGCTAGAGCTTTAATTGCATGGAGTGATGCAGACAATACCAAGAGAGCTATTTTCGGAACACCTGATAAATTATATGAACATAATGGTGATAATATATATGATATTACACCAATAACAACTGCAATAACACTTGAAAATGTTTTTGGTACATCATCTGGAAGTACAAGGGTTTGTTGTTCAGATGCGGGTCATGGACGTAAAGTAGGAGATCGTGTTCTTTTTACATCAGTTGCAACTTTTAATAATGTTAGTTTACAAGATAATGTATATAGCATTGTATCTGTAGAAAGTGCTAATGTATTTACAATTTCTGTTACTGATGCAGCAAATGCGACAGCTAGTGATACAGGAGCTTCTGCTACATTTAATTATTATTTACCTACAGGTTTCTCTGTAGCTGCTGCTGGTACAGGTTATGGTGCAGCAAATTATAATGCAGTAGACCCTACATCTGTAGGTATCTCCAAGATAACTGCTACAGGTGGCAACGCTTTAGTAACAGTCTCATGTGCTTCTACACATAACGGTGTAGCAAATGATTATATAGTATTTAAACCTGCTATTGCAACATCTGCAAGTTCTAATGTAGCAGCTACAATAGGAGGTAATCTTAACTTAACTAAAGAATTTACTAGAGCGGCTCCTGTAACATTATCCAATGTATTTGGTACATCAGTAGGCGAAACAAGAGTTTGTTGTTCAAATAATAGTCATGGTAAAAGTACAAATGATCGTGTTACATTTTCATCTGTAGGATCAACTATTGGTGATAATATTATTTTAGGAGGAAAAACTTTTCCAATAACATCTATTATAAATGCTAATTCATTTACTATATCAGTCACAGATGCTGCTGCTGCAACATCTACAGATGCTGGAGGAAATGCTACATTTATTTATGATATAAAAACAGGAGGTCCATCGTTTACTATTGTATCTGTTAATGGAACACAAGTTATAGTTAGCGCAGCAACTAATGCAAGTGCAAGTGGTGATGTAACTTCTAATTTAAATATGACTGCACAGATATATAAACAAACTGATGGTGGTGGAACAGGTAGAACATGGGATATTCCAGCATCTACCAGTAATACAGGACTTGTTTTTGATATTACACAGTGGAGCTTTGATAACTGGGGTGAAGATGTTATAGCTAATAGGCGTGGTGGTAGTATATTTTATTATGATAGTGATGGAGGTCTAACACCTACTAGAGCTACAGCTTTTACATCAGTTACATCAGGAACAACAATCAATAAAGCACCTGTTAGTGTTAATTCAATTATTGTGTCACCTAATGATAGACATCTTATTTGTCTTGGTGCCAATGCTTATTCAGCAACAGCCTCAGTAAGTGGTCCGTTTGATCCTATGTTGGTTAGGTGGTCTGATCAAGATAATAGAAAAGAATGGAAGCCAACAGAAGATACAACATCAGGTGAAGTAGTTCTTACAGATGGTACTAGGATAATTGGTGGTATACGATCTAGAAATGCTATTAATATTTGGACTGATAATTCTCTTTGGTTAATGCAATATGTTGGTGGTAATTTTATATTTAGATTTCAACAGATAGGTACAAACTGTGGATTGATCGGTCCTCATGCAGCAATTGACTATAATGGTGTAACTTATTGGATGGGTTATGATAACTTTTATCGAAATGCTGGTGCTGTAGAAGTACTTCCCTGTACAGTTCGCCGTTATATCTTTGATGATATTAATACAACATATTATGATAAAGTTTACTGTGGTATTAACTCAGAGTTTAGAGAAATTATTTGGTTGTATGCATCTACAGGTCAGACTGAATGTAATAAATATGTTATCTTTAATCCAGAAGAGAACTATTGGGTATATGGTGATATGATCTTTACGACATTTACTGATCGTAGTGTATTTGGTAATACAATAACAACAGGTGTAACTGCTTCTGGCAATAATATATATAATAATGAACCTCCTGAAGTATTTACAGGTAGTGGTGAAACACTAACTTCATTTGTTGAGTCTGGTACATTTGATGTAGATGATGGTAATGCAGTTATGTTTATAAATAAAGTTGTTCCTGATTTTGATCTTTCTACTGGTAAAATTAAATTACAAGTAACTACAAAAAAATATCCAGAAAGTTCAGAAGAAGTGACTAAGACATTTGATATATTTAATAATACAGAAAAAATTAATATTAGAGCAAGAGGAAGGCAAGCTAAAGTAAGGGTATCTTGTGAAACAAAAAATGCAAGCTGGCGATGGGGATCAGTCCGCTTGGCATTACAAGGTGACGGGGAGCGATAATGGCAAGATACCCTACTCTACCATTTACATTAACCAACGATGACTTAGTTGATATGTATAAACAAGTAAGAAATTGGGGAGAAGTATTAGTACAGGAACTAGACTCTAGAGATTTGCAGGTTGACTCTGCTGAAGCGCAAACTATTTTTAGGGTGACTACAATTACAAGTATAGGTCGTCCTGTTAAGGGAGCTATTGCTTATTCTACAAGTACGGGAAAGTTTAAAGGTTATGTTAGTCTTGGATCAGAAACATCTTGGCAGGATTTAAATTAATGAAACAATCTGATTATTTTAATTTAGTTAATAATAGTACATACTTTAGTAATCTTAATCAGGGCTATGTTGTTGATCCTGTACGGTATAGGCAAGATGAAAAGCAAGAGTTATTTGCGAAAAACGCAAAAATAGAGTATAATAGTAGTAACAAGGTTTTTAAAGATTTGGATTATTTAACATGACAATACCTATTTCATTATTAAAAGATGCTGCTTTAAAAGCTGGGTTAGAAAAACTTTTGGATCAAGCTAATATAGCAGAGCAAGATTTAAAGAAGTTTATGCCTATGTTAGAAACACAAGATAGTAGTCCAATGGACTTAGTAGATGCAACAGCGTATGCTAATGCTGCTCCTCCTGCACAACCTATGCCTAACCAAATGCAAAGACCTATGAATGTTAGACCTGCTGATCCACAAAGAATGGCTAACATGCAGAATGTTAAACAAGCTTTAGACTCAGACTCAGCACTTGATAACTTAGCTATGATGCGTATGCAAGAAAAAGCAAGAGGTGGACAAGCATTAGAAGGTTTTGCTGGTCAAGTTCCAGGTAGGGGGCATGGTATGGAAGACAATGTATATATGCCTATTGTAGATAGGGGGGATCAAGTAGCTACTCTTGCTGTTAGTCCTGATGAATATGTTGTCGATGCTCACACAATGTCTGCATTAGGAAATGGTAGTGCCGATGAAGGTGCAGATGTAATGGATCAAATAGTAAAAGAAGTTAGACAAGAAGCATTTGGTACTACACAACAACCAAATCAAATTAATGGACTACAATCACTCAGGAATAAAATGATAGGATAGAAATTATGGGCGTTTTAGATTTCTTTTTTGGTAGAACAAAACCAACACCAACTACAACAACTACTGTTCAGTCAAGCAAGCTTCCTGAAGAGATTGCTCCTTATGTAAAACAAGTACTTGAGGAAGCTAAAACTCAATATGATCTTGCTAAAGAAAGAGGATATCAACCTTATACTGGTGAAACTATTGCACCTAGAACTCAAGAAGAATTAGATGCAATTGCTGGTCTTCGTGGTTTAATTGGTGGACAAGATAAATATATTGATGAAGCAGAAGAATCATTACGTGGTATACCTACAGAGTTTACAGCAGAAGCAGCACAAAAGTTTATGAGTCCCTATCAACAAGCTGTTACTGATATAGAGAAAAGAAAAGCTCAAGAAGATTTTCAACGTAGGATTATGCCACAGTTTGAAAAACAAGCTGTTGATGCTGGTGGTATGTCTGGTCTTGGTAGCCGTGCAGGTGTACAAGCAGCACAACTTGGTAGTGCATTTAGTCAACAACTAGGTGATATACAAGCAAGAGGACAACAGAAAGCTTATGAGGATGCCTATCGTCAGTTTACTGATCAGGCTGCAAGGCAACGTGCCAGAGCTTCTGATCTTCAAGGTTTAGGATTAACAAGGTTCCAAACTGGTTTAGCTGAACAAGGTCTTGGACAAAAACTTGCACAAGCTGATAGAGCAGAAGCACAGTCAGAATTAGATAAAGCATTTAAAGAATATACAGAACAAGAACAATATCCAGAAAGTGAACTTGCACAGTTATCTAGTTTTGTTTATGGCAATCCATTCTTACGTACTCCTGATACTACTACAACTAGAACAGGAATGTTACAACCTACCTCTTCAGTAGGTCAGGGTCTTCTAGGTCTTGGGTTAACTGGTCTTAATATTTATGGTCGTGGTCTTGGTGCTGGTGGTGGACCGTGGACCGCAGCTAATCTAGGTCGTAGTTTTACAGGTAAGAAATATGGTGGTCGTGTTGTACAAAGACAAGAGGGTGGTGAAGTACCTAATGTCTATAGTCAAGGACAACAAGTTGGAAGCGGATTGTCACAACTAGCTAGTCCAGTTGGAGGAGGTTTGTTTGGTAGGCGTGGTTTTTTTGGTAGTATGTTTCCTCGCCCAAGACAAACTAATGTTATAGAGAATATAGATAATGCTGCTGGTTCTTTAAATTCTTATAAAGAAGCTATGGATCAAAATATGAAAGATTTAAGTAGAGCTTCTCAAGGTATTGCTCAAACTTATGGTCAAACATTTGGACAAATGCAAGGTCGTATGGCACCTTATGTTCAAAATATTCTTGATCGCCGCAGGAGTCTAATGGAAATTTCTGATCCAATACGACAACCGCAAATATCAGATGTTCTTGAAATGAAAGCTGGTGGAGGTCTAGGTAGTCTGCCTGTTGTTAAACGTCGAGTTGGTGGTGATCTTGATTTTGAATATGATTTAGAAGACGCTGCTTACAGGACTAGAACTGCTGCACCATTACCTTCTAGACCTCAAATGCAAACATCTGGTTTATCTAATATACAAAGATTTATACAACAAAATCCTAAATTTAAAGAATATATTGAAGGTGGATTAGCTGAAAGACAAGCCACAGAACTTAGTAAATTACAAAAAGAACAGATTGAAAGATTAAAAAAAGCTATGCCTCAACAAGATAGGTTTGCTGGTTTAGCTGAAGCTGCTAAAAGAGTAATGGGTGCTGACCCGTCTAAAGGATTTATTAATGCACTTGTTCAAGGTATGTCTGGTTTAGATGAAGGACAAAGAGAAGCATATCTTAAACAAAAAGAACAAGAGCTTAAACTTCTTGAATTAGAACAAGAGGGAGAAATAAAAGCTTTAGAAAGAAAACAATCAGCAGAAGAAAAAGCAGCTACAGCACCGTTAAAGTTAGCACAATTATCTAAAGCTTTAAAAGGAACATACAGAAAATTTGATTCTACTGTTCAAAAAACTTTACAAGATGCTGCTGAAAAAGAATTAGGATTACAAGCACAAATCATCAATGGTGAAGTTGTTTCTATAAAAAATAGAGATGGAAAAGATGCAACAGAAGATGATTTAAGAAAGTTTAATAGATTATTTAGTAAGTTAGTAACTGGTTTTGCTAGGTTTGATAAGACATCAGATTCAGCCGCTGAAGCTTTATCACAAACTCTTCGTATAATTCCTGGTTTAAAAATTCCTAAAGCTACACCAAGCTCTGGTCAAGATGACGCAGCTAGAACTCCTTTACCCGCTACTGCTTCTAAGAGAGTTAAAAACTCACAAAATTTAGTTACATCTTAAGATTGGATTAAATAAATGGCTCTAAATTATAATACTGAGTCTTTTGTAAATATAGCTGAAGATTTAAAAAATCAAGTCAACACTAATAATTTACCTAAAAATCAGATAGATAATTATTTACGATCTAAATATGACGTAACTGCTGATGAATATTATAGTGCTGTTGATGAGGCTTTAGAAGCAGAAGAAAAATACTTTGAGATGAAAGAAGAGTTTGAAGACTCTCCTCTTTCATTTCTTGGTATTGGTTCTACCTTTATACCTGCTCATTTAAGAGATCAAGAGTTATCTACATTTCAAGCTATTCTTGATTTTCCAAGTAAATTAATTCAATCTGGTATTAGAGGTAGTGCATCTGGTATTACTCAATTAGCAGAGATGGCTTTACCTGAAGAAGCTACAGAGGCTATATCTGATGTTGCAGATAAAGTAGATGATAGTCTTTCAGATAATAGAATATATAAAGCATTACAAACAACTTTTGATCCAGCAACTAATGTAGCTGAAGAAGTGGGTGGAGAGTTAGGTAGCCTTCTTCTTGCAGGTGGTGCATTAACTAAAGGTATAACAAAGCTTGCTCCTAAATTAGCTAAGAAAGAAACTTTAGGAGGAGCCGTTCCTGTTGTTGCTGGGTTTACAGCAGCAGATATTATTGTCACAGATAAGAATGAAAGTTTAGCTAATACTATTATAGATATTTTTCCTGACTCAGAACCAATATTAGAAAATATAGCTATTAATCCAGATGATGCTGACTCTATAAAAATATTAAAGAAAGCTCTTGAGGGTACTGTTCTTGGCGGTATAACAGAGGGAGCTATTAGAGCCGCTGCACCTTTAATTAGAAAGATAAGAGCTAAGAATAAAGCTGTTAATGAAGATGGTGTATTACAGCCACCTAAAGATGATACAGGTAAAATTAAAGAGACTGAGGTTGTAGAACGTCCTGATGGTTCTTATCAACAGAAAGCATCTGTGCAACAACCAATTAAACTTTTAACACCTGAGTATGCAACAGAATCTAAAAATTGGTTAAGTAGATTTTTCACATCACGGCAAGGTTTTGATGAAGAATCTTTTAAAGCTTTAGAAAAATTAGAAAGCACCCTACGTGGAGAAACTAAAGGTGCTGAACTATATGGTCGTAAGTTTACTGATGTTCTTGAAAAAGAATTTGGTAAACCATTTAGTCAAATAGATAAAGAAGATATGGAACTAGTCAATGATGCATTGGGTAGGATATCTCCTATTGATGAAACTATTCCAGCCGATGTATTAAAGATAATAAAAAGTAAAAAGAAGCCTACAAAAAAAGATCAAAAGGTTCTTGATAGATATAATCGTAAAATCTTAGATGAGGCTAGAGAGCGGCAAGACTTAGCTTTAACTAAGTTACCAACAAATGTAGCTAATGAGATTACTACACTAAGGGCTGTCATAGATAACTATAGTAAAGACATTGTAGAGAGAGGTCTTGGCGGTGCAGGTAAAACTTCTGCTGCTATTGACAATAAGATTGGTTTATATTTAACAACTGACTATGAAATATTTACAAATCCTAAGTGGTTAGATAAAATAAAAAAAGCATCTAAAGGTGAAGTAGATGATGTAGAAGCTTTGCAAGTTGTGCAGGGTATGAAAAATCATATTAAGAAGACACATAAAGGTGCTGATGAAATTAAAGTCAATGAGATATTGGATGATACTATAGCAAGATTTGAGAAAGGAGAAGAAGATTTCTTTAAACTTTTTGAACCTGATCGACCTATAGGACAACACCATCTTGGTAAAATTATAACAGGTCAAAAATATATACCCAGCGATCTTAGAAAACTAATGAAAGAAGTAGATGACCCTGTTAGTAGAGTGATGTCTACTATGGATAAACAAGGTCGTCTTATTGCAGAACATCAATTCTTAACAGAGATTAGAGATATAGCTTTAAGTAAGTACGGTTCTAAATTATTTAGGACAGGATCAGACTTTAAAGGCACGGGTGGTGTAGCTAAAACTACAGATGAAAATACATTTGATGGTAAACTTGCAGACATTGCTAATGATTATATTAAAACTTTAGGTCCAGAAGCTAATCCACTAGTAGGTGTATTTACTACTAAAACTTATAGAGATAAACTTGCTAAAGGTTTAGATTTTAAGTCTCCTCAAACTCCGTTGGCAAAAGCATTACCAGCACTTAATGCCTGGATGTCTGGAGCGCAAACTGTTTTATCTGAAGCAACTCATCTTGTAAATATTCAAGGTAATATTTGGATGTCCATAGCTAATGGTAATGTTATGCCGTTTCGTGGTGGTATTAAAGAAATGCTTACTTATAACCCTGCACTAAATCGTCTTGTTAATAAAAGAGGTGGTAAGCTTAAAATTGATATAGAAGAATTTAAAAATCTACAACAAAAAGGTTTGATTAATAGTGGTATTAATCAAGAGTTTTTCTATCGTTCTCTTGAAGATGCAGGTTTTGAAAATCTTTTAAAGTCTAGAAATAAATTATTAAGATATCCTAGTAAATTTATTGATGGTGTGTCTACTGTTTATAGGGCAGAAGATGATGTGTTTAAAGTATATAACTACTATCAAGAATTAAATAGATATAAAAAAGTTTTTGAGAAACAATTAAAAACGAAAAAAAATCCAAATGGTACAATGACACAGGCAGACCTTGAAGAGTATGCTGCTGATGTTGTTAAGAATACACTACCAACTTATAGTCGAGTTCCTAGAGCTTTAAAAGGAACAAGACGATTGGGTGTTATTGGAGCCTTTCCATCTTTTACTGCTGAAAGTTTTAGAGTATATAAAAATTCAGCGATGATAGGTGTTCGTGATTTTCTTAGAGGTAGAAGAGAAGGTAATCTTAAATTAATGCAAGCAGGTGCTGAACGATTAGCAGGACTAACTGGTATGACTGCTGTTGGAGCAGGGGCTGTATTTTCAAATAACGAAAAAAATGGAATAGATGAAGACGATAACTCTGTAATTGATATGTTATCTTTGGTTTATGATAAAGGTTCTTCTAGATATTTTAATAAACCTGTTATGATAAATCCAAAAACAGGTCATTATGAAACAAATTTTATTAATATAAGTAGAGCATTTCCATATGATGCTCCAATAAAATTAGTTAAAGCTATGTATGAATATGGAGAAAGTGGTCAACCTTTAGATAATACTAATATTGATGAAATGGTTGCAAAAGTAGGGCAAGTTTTTGATCCTCTTATAACTGAATCTTTAGCAGTAGAATCTTTAATTAATTTATTACGTGGTCAAGATTCATATGGTAATAAAAAATCTCTTGGTGAAAATTTACAAAGAGAAGTTTTTAATAAAGCCATGCCTAGAACAATTACAGATATTTATAAAACTGTTAAGGCTGCTGATTCAACAACAGGTATGAGTGAGTCAGGATTTCCTAATCGTTTTGAAGATAGGATTAAAAGATTTTATGGTATTACACAAACTACATTTGATTTTAATAGATCACTTCAGTCTAAGGCAAGTGAAAATCGCAGAGCTATTCAAGAAGCAGAACAGGGACTAAGAAGTAAAATAGGTAGGTTAAGAGCAGGGACTATGGATTACTCTGATCCTGATACTAAAAATGAAATAATAAAAATGGTAGATGAGTATGCACAAAAGAATTTTGAAGCACAAAAATCTTTAGCAGAAACTTTATATGAGTTTAAAAAACTTAACTATTATGTAAAAAAAGGTAATAAACTTTATCCTAAAAAAATAACAGATCAAAAAGTTCTTGAGATACTAACAGAAAAAAATCTATTTAAAGAACCTAAGTTTATTAGAAACACACTTGCTAGAAATACAAAAGAAAAGAATGGTATTGGTATTTTTATGCCTAGTACTTTGTCTGGTAGTATTGCTAAAATATTTGAAAAAAGAGATAAGATACCTCCTGAAATTATATCAATTATAGATAATAGATTGTATCAGTGGAATAGTGCAACACTACCATTATTAACTGTGGATGAAGAATAGTGTTAGAACTAGGACCAAGAGAACTTGTTACACTAGGCACAGTACTTGCTGGTCTGGCTGCTACATGGGGCGTACTCAAGACTACGATACGTAGTATGGTTAATGACCTAGAAGAGTACAAGCAAGAGCTTAACGACATTGCTACCAGACTAGACAAGGCAGAAGCTAAGATGGCTGTTGCTATTAGTTCTATAGATATTATGTCTAATGATATATTGTCTCCTCAGATATTGAAGAAGCAGTCAGAAAGAGATGGTGCAGTAGAGGAACGTCTACGTTCACTAGAAAAAAATATTGATAAGTTTAGCAATATGCATAATGGTTCACATCCACCTGTAGGCAAAGGAGAAGCTTAATGTGGGATTTTTTTACAGAAGACGAATTGAGGTGTAAGGGTACTGATGAGTGCAACATGGATGAAGAGTTTATGGAAAGGCTTGTGGCTTTACGATATGCCTATGACAAGCCTATGGTTATTTCTTCTGGGTATAGGGATGCTTCATATAATCAAGTTATAGGTGGTGCCAAGAACTCACCACATCTATATGGTAAGGCAGTAGATGTACTGGTGTCTGGTAAGAATGCCTATGAACTTATGGCACTTGCTATGGAGCAGGGCTTTTCTGGTATTGGTATATCTCAGAGAGGGCCACATGAGAGTAGGTTTATACACATAGATACAATGGAGGACAGCAATCTACATCCAAGACCGTGGGTATGGAGTTATAAGTAATGGACCCACTCACACTAGCTGCTGTTACAGGAGGCTTCGCTGCTGTTAAGTCAGCAGTGCAGGGGGTACGTAGTGCGCTTAATACAGCAGAAGATGTAGGTGCAATTGCTGGACAGATAGACAGGTTATTTAAAACTCATAGCGAAGCCAAGAAACGAATCCAGTCTGTCTCTAAAGATAAGACGTTAAAAAATAATAAATGGGCTAAGTTTGTAAAGTTTAAACTCAAGGATGATGGTGACGATGAGACATCACTGGCTAATGTAGCAGCAGCCAAGCTTGCAGAAAAACAACAGGAAGAAGATATCAGGAGACTATCTTTTGAAATTAATAAACGCTTTGGTATGGGTACGTGGGATGAGATATTAGACGAACAAAAAAAATTAATATCTGAACGTAAAGAAAGAATTAAGAAACAAAAAAAAGAACAGCAGCTAAAAGCAGAGCGTAAAGCACTACAACAAAAAAACTTATGGCAAACAATATTAATTGAATCTGGTAAGATAATAGCAGTTATATTGTTTATAGCTGGTATGGTAGCCTTTATATGGCATAATAAAGCATAATGCTCTGTACGGGCCATACAGCCTCATATAGAGTATTCAGGCTCCTCTGGGTAGGGTGAGTCCACAGCCCCTGGAGATAACCCCTCCTCGTCGCTCTCTGGCGGTAAATCATCAAAGAAATGGTGTGCAAAATCACATTTCTCTAGAAGAGAGATAACTTTCTCATAACCTAGTACATTCAGGCATCCTACGATGGCACTCTCCAGAGTGTCTTTGTCCATTGACATTCTGGTATCACTATTTGCACCACGTATTCTGGATAAAAGCTCAAGTGCTTTGATTGCACTATTGGTGTGACCATTTGCTTTTGCAAATTCGTACTGGCTTTCCATCTCCTTGATAACATCAACATCTGTTTCCAGTTCCTGTTCAAGTTCATGAACACGATCTATAACTTCCTGCTTTTGTAAGAGACGATAGCCTTGGTTGTAAGCAGAGTCTGCTGCATAGCCAGCCGCCTTTGCTGCTTCCGTAGCATTACGGTGCAATACATAGGCATGTGCAAATTTCTCTTGCTTCTCATTTAACATTATTTCTTTTTCCCTGATAGGTACTTTGGTTGATCCTTACCTTTTATTTTTTTGTTAAACCAATTTATAATCTTAGTATATAAATTATTTAACATAGTATGTTATCAATCCATTTGACATGAGTGCTAGTGTTACAGCATTAATAACAATCAATGCTCTATCATTCCATAGTATGCCAACAATAAACCAGCCAAACATTCCTATAGCATGAAAGAAAAGATTTACTGGAAAGACATTGTTGCTTGTTAGTATAACACCTATTATTAACAGAAAGGATGCTATCCATTTAATATACCAGTCTAATGTATGTGTGGGAGTTAACTTTTGTATCTTCAACTTGAGCCTACTGTTTCTCTTTCTATGTCGTTATGGTCAAACTCTGCCCAATACAACTCAAATGCTTCGCCGTGGGTCATGCCTTCAAACTGATGGTACTCTCCAGGCTTTACAGTTGTCCAATCTCCAGGTTCTAGTACTGTCTCATCTACTAGATCATAGTCGTTCTTCCAAACTTTGATCTTTAAAAGTCCTTTAGTTACGTAGAAGCCATTCCATTTGTATTTATGTTTGTGTTTGCTGCATGTACTGCCTTCTTTAAATTCAATCCTATGAAATTCTAGTACACCATTACCAAAAATAAATTCTGTTTCTCCCCACACCTTACCTGCTTTCATTATGTAGTCCTTTGCATATCATCTATAAACTTTTTTTCAACACAATTTATATCTTTAACAGATGCTTCTCCTTCGGGATATTGTTTTCTAGCAAACTCTTTTAATATAACAACATTCCTATTGACATGTTCAAAACATTCTTCTTGTGTTTTAAAAAGTAAGGGTTGACTTTGATATTGATTTACAACAATAGCATTACTTAAATGTTTAAGCGGATCAGCAAAAAACATTGTTATTAAAATCATATATGTCATATTACTTCTTCTTCATGTTATTGCGTTGTACGCCTTTCCACTTCTCTGCTGTACGCATACCACCTAGTCCAAGTAAAGCAAGGGTAAGAGACATAAGACCTTCAGTCTC